CGTACCATCCGCTAATGATACCGCTAATGCTGTAGCTTTATTGCAAATATTATATGTGTAGCCTGATGCCGCTGCACCATCTGCTGTAATAGTATTTGCAGGAAGTACGATTTTATCTGTAGTTAGCGATGCAGACAGAGATAAATTGCTACCGTCGCCAAAAGCTTGATAGATCTCTTGAAAATTATCATTTATTTTAGTACCAGCTGAACGAAGAGTATCACCTGTTCCGTCATTCGCCGCTGTACCTGTAGAAATTACTTGTCTAGTCATCACACACCTTTAAAACTTATTAATTTATTTATATGCTTGAGTCGCTAGTATAGCGAGTAAATATTGTATTATCCATAGTTTCTGTAGTCAACGCCATATCTGGACCTACGCTAGCACTATCATCAAACGTAAATGAATTTGGTGTTATAATTTGTGCTGTATTATCGTAGTAAGTATTAAGTACACTTGCAGGAATATCTTGGTAATCACTGACAAGTTCAACAAGATTAGTCCGGACATACGTTCCGTCAGACTCGAGTAATCCAGTAAATTGTGTAAATGGAACATTAATACCAAGATCAAATGCATTTGAAAGTACAGGATTACCATCAGATTCTAGTGGATTTAAACCAAAACCATTTAGACCTAAATTAACTTCTGTTTCAGTTGCAACTTCACCGGCAAAATGCCATCCTGCAGGATGTACAAACTTTTTATATAATGCTTCATAGTCTGCAGTTGAAATACCAACTTTTACAAGAATAGAAAATACTTGATAAAGCCCATCGTCTTGAATAAATTTTTGTGATTCATAACCAATTTTGTGATCTAAGAAATTGTTATCTGCATCATTAATAGTAAACATCTGAACTTTTGGATATTCAACAACTACTTCTTCATTAAAGAATCCTCTAAAAAATCCTTCAGCTGATAATAAAGTTCCTTTAACTCTGTAGAATCCAGATAACAATCTAATCATCAATCTAGGTTGCTTAAAGAAAGATGCAACAGTAAGACCATCACCAATTTCTGTTAATAGCTCATCAAGGTTTTCTTCGTTTGTTTGAGATATATCTCTTACAGACATAAGAGTTTTTATATCTTTAGTAAATCCTTGAGAATGATCGCTATCTAACCATTCATAGTACTTTTCTAAGAATGTAATAAAGTTAGGGAAATCTCCCTGATAATATTCAGGGAGAACTTCATCAACTTTAGATGTTAGAAGATTTAATTTTCTTCTATTAAGATCTTCAATCTTATGTGGCATTAAAGTGTAACCGCAGTGTTTTGAGTATCTATAATTCCAGAAGCAACTGACAATGCTGCATCAATTCCTAGAATATATCCTCTTAATGGTCTGATTGTACTTTCATTTGCAGGAGTCGCAGAAACCTTAATCTGTGATCCCTCAAATGCAGTTGGCTTAAATCCCCTGATATTCACTGTTCCAGTTAGTCTTTCGTAGGATCCAATATTGTCTTGAACTACGTTTCCACCAGATCCAATAATTTGTAGTTTATTACTATTTAATTGGTTTTGAATAAAACATTGCTGATTCTGGAAAGTAAATCTTGTAGAGGTAATTCTATGATTAACGTCATCCGGTGATGCAAGTTCAACTGGATAATTAAGAGTGTAATCTTTTAGTGTGTTTAATGTAGGAATAAATCTACTCTGCATTTTAACACTCATTCTTGAGTTAAGAATAGCTGGAGAAATATTATCTACTTCTGTTAATATTAAAGATCTTCTGAATACTGCATCAAAAGTATTAAGATTTGTTTCTACATAACTTTTAACAGTAGCAGTAACTTCTGATTGAATAGTTTGAACTGTTTTACCTGACAAGTCTGGATCAAAATTAAATGTAACTACAAACTCAAGGAATGTTGTTACTGGATCACTAAATTTAGTGTCAATTGACATGATAGATAAATTTTTTGTCAAATCTCTTACAATACTATCTTTTGTGATTTGCTGTGTTGCAGCATCAGTTCCATCTTTAAAATTAAGACTTACGAAAACTTTTCCATACTCCGGAGGAACGTTATCGTTTCCACCCCATGCAGTAACATCTTTTACAACAGATGAATATCTTTGCTGTATAAGTGCTTTATAATCTTCTGCGGTAATTAATCTTTGCTGCGTAGCATATACAACCGGAGCATTTGCTTTAATAGAAGCAATTGTTTCTTTTGCTGCTCCACCAGAAGATTTATTTACTGTTACAACACTAATATCATAATTTGTACCATCAATATTGATTTGTGAATCTGGAGTAAATACAGTTCCACCATTTGCATCTGCACCAGACGTATTTAAATATTGAATAACAATTTTATTTCCTGCAACTGGTGATTGGCCTAAAACATTACCGTCGCTGAATAATACTTCAAAATAACCATTTGGCGCTTCACGCGCAATATAAATTTTAGAGTCTGTATTAATTCTTACAGCATCATTTACATTAGTATAAACACTAAATGTATCAGATGTCACACTATCATATACGGTTACAACTAAAGTTGAAGTATCAATATTTTCATCAGGAATAACATATACATTCTCGTCTGATGTATCACCAACAATAAACGTTTTAGTTTTTACCGTACCTTCTTTAACCGGAATAGTAGTTGATCCAGTATCAGTCTTAAATGTAAAAACTCCTGTTCCATCGTTAGTTGCTATATATTGCTCTAGAGTTTTAAATGAGTATAATACATTATCAACATTTGTACTAAATGTAGTGTACTTTGGTATAGAAATGGTAGTAGTAGATGTATTAGTCGTAGTGATTGTTAAATTTAAATTAGCAGAAGACCCGGTTTGTGACCTAGGATAATATCCTAATGCTTCAGCATGAGAAGTAACAGAAGCCCTTAACTGAGAAGAGTTCAAAAATGATTCATTGATTGACATATTTGCAACAAGGCCGTTAAGGTGTGTATTATATGCTAACACATCTAATAGGTTAGATAAACCTGCTGCTTCAAAATCATAATCTGCAAACTCAGCTTGTCGTTCAAAATAAGTTTTAAGATTTGATTTAATCTGATCAAAATCTAAATCTGATGAATTAATTACTGCCATTTATCTTAACCTCACTAAAGATAGTGTAAGCTCTACAACTTCTCTTGTACTAATTACTTGAAATACTACTGTAACATTTATCGAATTATTATCTGGCAAAAGAGTAACATTGACCTTTTGAACTGCAGCTCTTGGTTCATATGATGTAATTACATCAAAAATTCTTTCTTGTATATCAATCTCATCAAATTCAGTTGATAGAGAAAATAGAAATTCGTTTAGTCCACCACCAAAGTTTGGCCTAAAAGGTTTTTCAAATCTATTAGTCATTAAAAGATTTTTAATTGCTTGCTTTACAGCTGCGGCATCTGTTTTTTTATAAATGTCGCCAGATGGTCGATTTAAAAATTCAAGATCTAGATCCTTATATAATCTTGTCCTAGAGCTTGTAATTGGAATCTGAGCAAGATTGCCATCTTCTATAGAGAATGCTTTTGCCATGAGTTAAATCTCTTTTCTTTTATTTATACTAGAGAGCATCATCGACACCTAGTCCATTATCAACTCTTACTTTATTATAAATGTAATAATTAAATGAAAGATAAGCTGATGGATTTTTATTATCGACTATGTCATATAATTCTTTTGTTTTATCCCTTAATGTATGAATAGACCCAAATCCACTTGTTTTATTAAATTTAACTTGATCACCTTCATCTATTTCATCTTGAGAGATAATAGATTCTGCAATCTCATAATATTCTGCATAAGGAACAATTTCTTCAAATGCATTTGCAATTTCGTGCTTATCTAAGATCCATTGCCTAGATATAATTCTAAATTTTTTAATATAATATAATTTTAATCCCTGAGTATTTTTATATTGCTCAGGTGTTAGACCGTTCAGTTTACTAGCATTATCTGGATCAAATGGATCAATTGAAGTGTCAACTTCTTTTAAGTCTTTGGTTTGAATAGTACCGTACGAACTTGAGTTATAACTAGCAGTACTCCACTCATTATCGATAAGAGTTTTTTTAATTTCATTAACTGTATAATTAAAGTACTTACTATATGGACGATGACTATTACTATATTGCTGCTTTCTTCCAAGTAAAATAGAAGATTTAAATGCATCACTGCCACTCATTGTTACAGGTGGTATTTCAATCGTAGGTGCTGTATCAGGAACCTTTGGCTCTTTAGGTAATTCGACAGCAGCTTTTGTTCCATCCGGAAAAGTTTGTATCTCAAGGTTTTTACAGTTATTACATATATTGTCTGTATTGATATCAGAAACTGCAGAGGCTTTTGATAATAAAGTTGAAAACTCACCAGCACTTAAAGAACTCTGTAAATCACCAATAGCTCCTCCACCTGAGCCAAGTACGCTTTGTACATCTTTCGAAATAGATTGTAAGTCTGGAGATACTTCACCTAAGATTTCTTCTAAATCACTAACAAGAGGGCCAAAGTCATTTTGAATCTCAGTCATAGTACTTAATGCTTCAAGTGGCGATTTACCTTGAAGACTTGAAAGCGCTTTCTGTAAACTAGGATTCTGTTCTAATTGCGGAAGTTTTGCATCTAGCTTTTCGCCAAGAGTATTTGCCTTTGTTTCAATTTCTGCAAATTTATCTTTGGCCCCAGGACCAAACAACGCATCAAGATCACCCTGAGCATTTTTAATTGCTTCGACTGAGGTATCAATTCCACAAGGTGTACTAGCCATGAATTAGGTTCCTACAGTTGGTGAGAAGGTTTCGCCAGGTGCTGACATTGCCGGGTCATTATTATTATGAGTATGCTGAGTATGCGTAATAGTATTTACAGTAATCTCACCAGAAGTATATGTAATATCTGCAGTTGGTGATGTAATTGTATGTGTTCCACCAAGTGTCTCGGTCTTTGCGCCATCAACGTCTATATTCATTGGCCCAGTTGTTTCAAGTGTTACAGTACCATTTGCACTCATTGTCAACGTATTAA